ATTGCCTGTGCCGCATCCCCGACCAGTTCACCGATAGTCTTCTCAGTGATCGGGACCGGGGTGCCGTCCTTCTTCACAAAGGGCCAGGACAAGATCACGCGCTTCAAGATCAGAATGTTCATCCGGGTCTCGTTGACATCAACTACTACCGGAGTCCCGTCCTTGAATGCCTTCTTGCTCGCCAGGTCCCTTGCCTCACCGGCATCGACCAGGGAGATACCACGCTTGATCCGAAGGGGAACTTCCCGACCGCGAATCATGGGGCGAATCTCTATACCTGGGTCGTCTGCTGGTGAAAAGAAGTCGTCGTAAAGAAAGGTTTCCTCTGCCACTTGTCTCATCCTCATCTTAGGAATAGGCGGTGATCGTGTTCTGCACGAAGAGGGAGAACATCGAGCCGCCGGTTGGAATAACCGTCGCCTTGGCCTTAATCATCACGTTGTCTTTGGAGGTATCAAGCTCCGCGGACTCGTAGGAGATCGTGCCAATGTTAATGTCGAGCGTCTGGTAGTAGGGAGTGTTCGGGGGAGTCCCGGAGGGGCCAGAGTTGACGATCAGAGCGCCCTGGAAAGTCAGGTGCAGCGTATCGGTCTGACCCAAACGCCACAGGTCGAAGATCGCTGTTGGGTCGTCGAAGCGGGCCTGGAACTCGACCGTCGCCTTGCGCTCGCCAAAGTCGAACCGGATGATGTCCGGGGAGCCGCCCGCGCCGTACCAGGCAGTGACCTTCTGCTCCATCGTCAGCGTCATCTCGTTGATGTCCGAGGAAGCGCCGTGTGTCATCACGATGGTTGGGTTGTAGCCAGGGAAGGGCAGAAGGGTCGTGAAGGAGGGGGTCAGCGGTCCGCCGGTATACTTGACCGGATAGAAGCCCTTGAGGGTCGCCTCGCACTCCAGGAGTTTCGCTTCCGCCGAGAACTTGAGGACCACCTTCTCAACCACGGAGCCAGTCATATAGTAGACCGCAGCATCGTAGCTCTTGAAGACGGTAAAGGTCGGGGGAACGTCGGCCCAGGAGAAGGTGTGCTTGTAGACGGTGGGCGCATGGGCTGAATCCGGCTGGCTCACCGTGTCAGTCCCCATAAAGCCAAGGAACCAATAGGGGCTGGTGTCGTTGTAGTAGGGGCCTTTGGGGTCGGCATCGCCTTCGCGGGTCGTCAGGACCACACCGTAGTTCGCGTTACGGTCGCCCCGCTCCTCGTCCAGGTATTCTGGCTTCCATCCACCCTTGACCGCAGTTTTGGCGGGGATGTAGCCGGGAGTGCCTGGGGCAGTCTTCGCGGTATAGGAGGGGGACTCGACCGCGACGGCAAGCCAGGCTTTTTTGCTGATTGATGTCATTATGGAGACTCCGGGTTAGGTGAGGGGTATGTTGAACTCGGTCATCACTTCGACCGTCATCAAGAGGGCGACGTGGTTGATCCCGGCATGCACAAACTGCCCGCTGCCACCCTTTTTGATCGTGATGACAATGGCGTTGCCGGAGAGGGACTGATTGGCCCAGGTTGCGAGGACCATCAGGTAGGGGTAGAGGTAGGAGCGCACCAGGGGGAGCGAGTCAGCGAGCAGGTTGCGGTTGACGATATGGCGAATAGAGAAGGTGATGCACAGGTAGAGTTTCGCGTTGGTGTCGCCCTTGACTTCCCAGGTCGGCTCAGGAATCCAGACCGAGTTGTTCTCGAAGGCTCCATCCGGCTCGGTGACGTAGATGCGCGCGACACTGGGTATCTGCGCCTGGATTGCGTCGTGCAGAGAGGTGATGATTGGACCGATGATCGGGTCTGAGGGGCTGTAGGTGGTAGGCATTATTTCGGTATCCCTGTTCCAGCCGTGATCTCATCGCAGCCTTCTTGGAGAGCCGCTTCACCCCACGCCTGAATCACCGGAAGATCGGTTGTTTCGACCTGGGCAAACATCTCGTGCGGAGCGTTGGTATAGGTCGCCAGGCCCAGAGCGCCGCCTTCCTGGTACACGTCGTATTCCCGGTTGTGAATATCAATCTGCTCTTGCGGGTCAGCGAAGAGGAAGACCAGTTCGTCATCCCCCGGATTGGGGTCAGAGGTGAACGTCTCGGAGTTGAGCAGAGCGCCCTGATCTACCGGAGTCCGGTCCTCGATCAGCTTGTTTTCCATCGCACCCAGGTCGTTCGCGCGACGGTGCAGCGCTCGGCGCAGGGTCGCTTCGATGTCCTGGTTGAAGAAGTCCTTTGGAGCGGTTACGATGAACTCTGCATCAGCCATCTCATCGGCTCCTGGTCAGAACGAGGGTCCGCTTATACCGGCGCAGGATACGCAGGATGTCTTTTGGAATGTCGTTGGAGAACTGCACCCGGACATTGCCCTGCTCGCTTAGTCGGTCGGCATAACTGGCCTGTCGCTGCAAGAAGTAGTGAACGGTCAGACGGATAGCAGCGCGCGTGATGTCAGCAGGGATTGACGGTTGCCCGAAGACCCCGCTCACCGTGTAGTTGTCTACGCCTTCCGAAAAGTCCAGACCAGAAAGCCGTCGAATCAGATAGCCTGGTGAGCGGTTTGCCGGACCGAGCCTCACGTCAGCGGTGATGTCGGTAGTCGAAGAGGAGACGGTCGCCACCGTTCCCAGCGTCACGCTATAGGTTGTTTCCAGAACCTGGGTGATCTGCGTGCAGTCGTCGATCAGAAGCTGCGGGCCACCATTGCCAGAGTAGATACGGCTGGCAGGGGAGCCGGTCGTCCCGTCCGTTTGGAAGGGATAACCGACTTCCTCGTCAATTGCCGATTGGACCTCTGGCAGCAGGTCGTTGCTGATCCAGGTGTCGTACTGGGTGGTCTGGAGGTCCAGTGCCGACTTCACCTGTGCGAGGGTGCAGTAAGGATTCGTCGTAAAGGGCATCAGGAACCTCCAGGGGATTAGACGGAACTCAGAACAACGGCGCGGTCAGCGTGCAGCTTCGCAACCTGGAAGTCGGCCGTCGCACCGATCTGACGCCGACGACCACCGTCGTACAAGGTGGGATCGACGAAGACTTCCGGGCGGCGCTTGTAGGCGATAGCAGCCCAGCGAGGAGCAACCAAGAGAGCCTTGTTGACCGTCTGCGTGTTCTCGGTCGCCGTCTTGATGAAGTTGGTGACGATGATGCGGCAACCATGCAGGATACCGACTTCTCCGTTCAGCAGGCGTTCAGGAGCCGCGAACCGCAAGTCCTGACGGGTGTCGGAGTCTTGGAGCAGAGCCTTCCACTGCCCAGGAGAGATGTACAGGCGGTAAAAGCCGTCTGGGAAAGGAACGTTGTTGTAGACAGCCAGTTGGCGCAGACCGTCGAGCATCAGAGCATCGCTGAACGTGTCGGTGCCGACGATGGTGCCGCTGCCATGACCGTTCGGGTAGAGGTCACTGGTGAAGCCGCTATACAGGCCAGCGAACTGAGGCTCGATAGCCAGGGTCATCGAATAGGCAAGGCGGTCGATGATGGCAGCGATACCATCAAAGCCGATGCGGTCCAGCACCTTGCGGGTCACACCAATCATCTTGCCGTACTCGCTTGGAGTCAGGTCAACCGTGGTGGAGCTTGAGAGGGCGTCAATCGTCATGTCGGTGTCCTCGGTCAGGGCGACCGCAGCAACCAGATCAGGCAGGACCGGGATGTGAACGATGTCGCCGGAGTGGGGGACGAGCAGCGTGGTATCGACCACAGCGGACTGCTCGAAGACAGCCGACATACGCAGGTTGGTTTCCAGGCGCGGTTGCCAGATTTTGGGGATGGCAGTGGAGAGGACCGTGGTGTCCGTCAGCGCCTTCATTACCAGTTGGTCGAGGGGAAGAGGCATGAGAGGGGGTACTCCTAGAGGGGGTGTGAAGAGGAGGGGAGATTAGTTTTGCAGGCCAAAGCCAAGGAACTCGCGGGTGACAGCAGCGATCAGATGTTTTTCCTGGTCGGTAAGTTCTCCGTCGCTCCTGACAGAGTTGGCCTTTTGCACAAGGTACTGCAAGGGGTTGTCGTCCAGAGTCGGACCCAGGTTGGCGTTCGCGCGCCGACCGCTTGACTCGCCGCGCTGCGTGCTGATGGCCTTTTCGACCTGCACATCGACCTGCGACTCAAAACCTTGTTTGATCTCTTCGACAATCTGCGTTTTGTACTCAGACAGGACTGCCTTCAGTTCTTCGGGCGTCAGGGCCTTGACTGCGGGCGCAGATGGCTGCTCTGGCTCGTTCAGGCTGGCGAGCAGTTCGTCGAGCTTGGATTCCCAATTATTGGGCATAGTTTCCTCCACCAGGCCATAAGCCTTGGCGACTGTGATGACCGCATTCTGATTGACTGGGTATGCGGCAACCGTACTTTCAATCCAGGGGTCCTGTTCGAGAAACTCTCGACCGCCGCCCGGCAGGTAACGAAACTTGGTAACGTTGGCGATATAGGAGAAGCTGCCCATGTCGCCCTGATCGACCGACTTTCCAACCATCTCGTTCGTGATGATGCCGCGCACGTAGACGCCTGTCCTCGTGCCGGTTTCGGCCATCGACTCCTGAAGATGCTCGAAGCTGTGCGGGTCGGTGGGGTGGGTAGATTCAGTGATGATCTGACCGTCGCGCACGATAGCCCCGCGCTGGAGGTGTCCTGCTGGGATTCGGTCAGTCTTGTGTTCGTAGGAGAGGGGTGCGCGCCTTCGGAAGTAGCCCTTCATCGACTTGGTGAAGGATTCTGGCTGCACAATGTCTTTTTCCAGGTCCTGGTCCGGGGTGGATAGCCAGCCCTCGATGACCAGTGGCTCTCCATCACCGGCTCGGAAGGACTTCACGGCTGCAAACTCTTTGGCAACCGGGTTGAAGGCTTTCTGGACCGTGTGGGCGTGCAGTTCGTTCTCTTCCCCGTCGTGGGTATGCGGCATGTTGTGCATGTGCATAAAGCCGTGTGCTTCGTCGGGGAGCAGGTGCGCGTTGCCGCGGTTCTGCACCACCTCGATAAAGCGCCGCTGCTCGTCAGGCTCGTAGTCGGGGATTTGGTTGAAGGCGTAGCGCATCACGTCGCGCAAATCCTCGCCCTTTGCCTTGCGTGAGAGGTTGTCCGACTGACCTGCGTGCCAGTCCTGGGCATCCTTCGGCAACTTGTCCATCAGCCCATGTTCGCGCGCAAAGTTGATAATCTTTCTCCTGATCTCGTCAGGATTGCCGCCCTTGACCCGACCAGCCAAATCCCAGGCAGCTTTGAGGCGCTTACCTGCGGGATCGAGCGGTTCAGAGTCGTGTGGCCCAGCGTGGTAGTCTCTCGCGCGCTCGGCTGCGGAGATGCTCTTTTTTGCTGTTCTCATTGGTCTTCTTTTCTGACACCTTGGTTACGATTCGCCTGTACCGGGCCTCGTGGCGCTTCCGTCTTTCCGGTATCCGGTTTGGGGTAGCTGACTTTCAAGGTCGAGGAGCCGGAGCCGTCCGGGGTAGTGAAGGATTCGGGGGAACGAGGCGCGCGAATGAGTGGAGCGGAGACACCCGACTGCGTTGGCTGCGCTCCAGGAGCCGGACCAGCTTGTGCCTGCGCCGCCTGAACCTTGAGGAGAGTGACTTCCGATTGGAGTGCTTCCAACTGCGCCTGGGCAAATGCCGGGATCATCGAGACAGGAATCCAGGCAGAGCCGGTGAAGACCGCTGGTTCCTCGCCTCCTGGGGTAGAAGGCTGACCGCGCCGGTTGCGGACCGAATTGATCGACTCGACCCCATGCTTGAGTTGCGTGTCGTCGATCTGGGCCTGGAGCAGTTCGTCCCGGCTGTCGATCTCCTCAAACCCGATCTCGATGTCCTTGAATCCGAGGATGTCCCAGACCAGAAAGCGGGTGAGGGTTGTGGTCAGCGTCGTGAGGGTTGGCTCAACGGCTCTCTTCTTGAAGGTATAGGAAAGACTGTAGCCGTTGCTCTTGTTGACGTTCTCCGACTTACCGAGTTCGTTGTCGGTGACGCCCAGGACCTCCATCTGCTTTTGCTGGATGATCGAGAGCAGGTCCTTGGCTTCCAGGTCCTTCAGGTGGTAGCCGAATGGGAACCACTTCGCATCTTCCTTGTTGTTCATCAGCATGATGCGGTGGCCGGACTCGAACTGGGTGTTCCAGATGTCAGCGGCTTTGAGGATGTCGTCCTCGGTGATGTCGCCCATCATCAGGACACCGAAGGGGATATTGGTCTCGGTGAACCTGCCAGAGATGAAGGCCCACATCAGGTCTTCGAGGATGGCAAGCGAGAAGAGTTGGGTGATGCGGGAAAGCGAGTAGCGTGAGTAGGATACCGGGTCGCGCCGGAAAAAGATCACCTCGCGCTTGGTCCAACCGTGAACACCATCGGGACCTGTGATCGGCACCCCATGCGCGTTCATCATGTCGTAGCCGAGGATTTCTCCATGCTCCCCGAAGTCTACCGTGAGCTTTGCAGCGTCGAGCGGCCAGAGAGCAGCTACCCGGTCGAAGTCGTCAAACTCCACCTGGCATGCAGCGTATCCAAGGGTTAGCAGGTCGCGTCCAAGCGTTTGAATCAGATCGTGTCCGGTGTCCTCGTCATTCGGAACGGTGATGAGGTCCTTGACCAGTCGGGCGCGGCGCGGGTCGGGCTTCTTGCTGGGGTCCACACTCTTGACCGTGAGATTGACGCCACCCACGAAGTCGAGGATGGTGTTGATGTTCGCGCCCGCGGTCGAGGTCTTCAGGACGATCTCGCGCTGCCGTTCGGGGGAAATAGCGGAGAATGGGTCCGTTGCGGAGTAGGGCTGACCAAACTGGTGCGGAGCGTTGAGAGTGTAGGAACCGAGGGTGCCGCGCGATGCTTTCTTGACCAGCGTAACGGAGGACCGCTTCAGGCCAAGCGCCTTCGATAGGATGGTTGCCATTCTGCGCTCCGGTCTGGTTTGGGTTTGCCGACCCCAACAACGAAGAGGGTGCGGCGAGGTTCGATAAAGAGGTGGTTCGCCAGGGCGAGGGCCATCACGGTGTCGTCATGCCCTTTGCTCGCCTCGATGCGGAGAACTTTGGAGGGGGTGATCGAGTAGGCGAAGTATTTTAGCTCGTCGAGGAGGGTTTGGTCTTGCGGGACCAGGAGTCGGTGTTCGGAGAAGGATCGGGCCAGTTCCTGTACGATCTCGTACTTAGCCTGTGAGCCAGTGAACTTGTATCCTTCAGCGCGAATGTCACCGAGGTCTTCGACGACAGATTCGGCAAGGGTGGTGGCGTCAATGAGGGTCCGAGCACCGTTGTAACGGGAATAGTTGTCTCGGATATTGCGCTTAGCCGCAGTGTACCCCCGTCTCTGCCAGCGATCATAGCGAACCAGGATGCCAGCAGATTTGTCGGTCTCATC